GGCTAGATAGATTGAATCCATAAATTATTTCTTTTTAAACATGTTTAATGCGGCAGGGCCCGCACGTACGCCCAGTGACACACTGCACGCCAAATATAAAAGGTGGCGGTAATACTCCGGAAGCCCACTCAAAATTTCAAACCCACGTTCTATATGTGGTTGCATAAAAGGCAGGAATGCACAAATTGCTGGAATCATTAGCGCAAGTAAAACGAACTCATCTTTCCAGCTTCCCTTCATTTGCTCTACAGCAGTTTGCTCCCACTTAACTTTTCCAGCTATCTGGTCTTCTTTAAGTTTGGTAGCCGCTTTTACTTCTGTAAGTTTTAATTCTTGTTTTGCTTTTTTTGTTTCTACGAAACCTTTCACGGCGTCTGTAGCGACGCCGAGAAGTGGTTTAGCTAAGAGTTGCCAAACCATAAATTAGATTGCTCCAATTATTACGATTACGATTATTGCAACGATAGCCGCTTTAATCCAATCTTTCATTTTCCAATCGGACCATTCTTTCAAATGAGCCCATAAGTCTTTTACTAAGTTCATGTTTCCTCCTAGTGTTCCGTCAAGTCAAACTCTGGGTCAAACTCGACAACCTTTATTGGATCCAAAACCTTTTCAAGTTTTTGTAGCGCATCTTTTACATCATGTTCACAGTTTAAGCAACCACAATGGCATTTTCCGCCATTTCCGTGGTGGCATTCGTGTTCACAATTCTTGCAAAGAGCCATTAATGTAACGTTATTTTTTCTATTTCAAACACATCCATACTGTCAGCCATAGCTTGAAATAGGTCTTGTGTTTGCTCTAGTCCTAGTTGATTTATGTAAATAGTCTTCGCCGCAACCATAAAAGCCGCGCTTAAAGCCATTTGATCCTCGTCTTTCATGCTATGCGCAAACTTTGAGACGATGGTTAATAGTTCATTTTCACTTTTTCTTCCGGACATGACCACCCTTTTTTCTATATTGCGGTATACTTGTGCCTTTTGCAAGAGTTTTTTTAATTTGTCTTGAATCTCCTACCTTAACTCCCGGTTTTCTACCGTAGAGTTTTTTTAATTTCTTCATTATTCGTTGACTAAGTGCCACTTTTCCCCCTTTGTCCTGCTAAAGTTACTTCTGCACGTAATTCTGCTTGATCTTCTTGACTTTGTAGACGTTCTTTGTCCATTTCATCCTTTTGTTGTAGCTTTTGACCCTCAAAATTTAGTTTTTCAGTGTCCAAGTCAAGTCTTTTTTCAGATAAATCTTTATTTTGCTGTAGTTGCTGTGCTCTAAGCATTAATTCTTGTTGTTTTAAGTCAATAAGTGGATCTTTTTTGTCCATGTTCATCATTTCTTGCTCTTCTGCCACCATTTCATTTGTTAACTCAGTAATTCTTTCAGCAATTTCACGTTCATTTTGTGCTTGGAACTGTTGTGCAAGTTCTGGTGGTATCTGTCCACCAAACTGCATAGCTTGTTCTTGTATGGCCTGTGCATTTTTTGCTTCTATTTCTTCTCTTGCCATCAAAGATATGTGTTGAGAGATATGTGCTTGTAGTAATCCCATAGTTGGTGGGTTATTTGCTACCAAGAATGAACTCATAAATGCTCTATGTGCCTCGATATGTGCCATGTGAGCTTGGCCCGGAAATGCTTGTAGCCCCTGCATCTGTAATGCTTTTGAGTTTTCCATGCCGGGATCCTCTGGTTGTGGTTGTTGCACCGGTGGTAAGATCATGTCAATGTCTCTCACACCAAGTGCCTCGTACATTCTTCGATACGCTTCACGCATATCATGCATTTGAGGATTAGAGGTTGCTAGTTGTAACTGTGTTTGCGCTAGAGTAGTACGTTGCGCCATTGAGAAAATGTTTGGATCAGATACGGGAAGTATGTCCACACGGTCATCAAAGTCTTGTTGTTTAATAGTTCTATTACCACCACGTACAGCGTAAGGGTACTCAGCAGGCATAGTTTCTGCAAAGACTTTGGCAAGTAATTTAAATTCAACTCTTTGTGCGTAATGTAATCGTTTATGTATAGCGGACATAACTTTAGATCCGCGTTCCATGATTGCCATTGTTGTGCCTACAGGATTTGCCTGTGAGCCTTCGCCTAGTTTTTGATCTGCTATAGCCGCGAATCTTCTGCCTGCATCAACGACAAAGCCAAGTAGTGCAAACAATGTTTGACTTGGTTCTTTGTACGGAATCAACATTAGTGATTCACGGATCGCGCCACCCGGCGCATCTACATCTCTGAATTCCCCGGGTTGAAGGGGTTGGTCGTCATCTCGAACACGCAGTCCCCTTGCCTTAAAGCCAGCAGGGAGGTTGGACAACGTACCTGCATCAATGAGCTGTCTAAGTGCGGACGTAGCTGTTCGGGAGAGACCGCCGAGCATGTGGATAAGGCCAAAGCCATAAAAACCAAGGCCGGGTAAAAACTTATAGTGTACAAAATATTGTATCTTTTTTCTGAGCGGATCACCCTCTCTGTAGTTTCTGTAGACCGAAAGAACTTTACCAGTCCCTTCATCAACAGTGACAACATAAGGTAGTTTAATACCAGTTGTTTCGCCAGTTGTAACATTCTTATCTTCAAATCCGGGTATGTCTAAATCGCAATGAAATTCAAGAAGAACTATGTCCTCTGCATTTTGTGTTTCAGTAAGTCCATCTAGCTCATTGTATTTGTCCTGTGCATCATTCGTGTCAATGGATGATGGTGATACGTCAACATCACGATACATACCACCGATTTGTTTCTTGCGCAAATCATTTCCCATGATTTTTACAACGTGTGTAATACGTTCACAAGATTCTAAATCTGTTGCAGTGTAAGGAATAACAACATCCTCTGCTGGTACAAACTTCGATACTGCTCTTGCCTTCACATCTTCATAGTAAACTTTCTTAAAGGAACTGCCCGCAAGTGGTAAATGAAATAACATCTGATCTAGTTCATGATCATACTCTTCCATTTCATAGGCAATTTGATAATTCATAAACTCTTTTACACGTTGAGATTGTTCTTCAACTTGTGGTGTAATCTCTCCTACTATCTGAGTACGGACAGGTCCTTCGGGAGGTAGTAACTCTTTGTAAGCTTGCGCTTGAAACTGTGTAACCGTTTCTGCTAGTAGTGGGTGTGTAACACCACTTGCACCAGCAAAAGGTTTTGATCTATCTTCGTATTTAAATCCTAGTAGGTCTAATCCATCTGTATATGATTTTAACCAATCTGCTCTTGCATCTTTGTCGTACTCATAATCTTTCATGAGTCCAGACGCTAATGATTCTAATTCATCTTCTGGTATTAAGTCTGCTAGGTTAGCGTTGAATGCTCCTTGGTCCGAGGTGTCTTCAGCAGGATTAACGATTGCTGATCCGTCGTCCAAGATCATTGCATCACCTTCCATTACAGGTGCATCTATTTCTTGTGCAGAATTAGGTTCTATCTCTAGATTAATCTCTTCGTTTACTTTTTCAATAGCCATTATTCTCCTTTACTCTTTATCATCTACCTTAACGGGCAGTAATGAAGTGCCAGCTAAGCCTGTGTAACCTCTTTTATCGAGATCAATCATCAGAGTGTTAAACACTTGACGGAAATTGCCTCCACCTCTCACACCATTTATCAAAGGTAAATAAAATCCTGTTCTATTGAAAAACTCATCCTCGGATATTTCTCCGTTTGTAAAACTCATTACATCTTCGTAAATTTGTTGTCTATCAACCTCATTAGGTTTTTTAGGTCTCATTTGAACTTGTCCGATTGTTTCACCAGTCTCTTGACCAGTTTTTGGAAATCCAAATTCATCATATGTTGAAGTAGGAGAATTAGAAGTATCAAATTTTTTTTCTATCATTTTAGTTTTTTCTGGTTCTGGAGGAGTCGGTCCACCTGCCGCGAAACTAAGTGGTTTAATCATATCATTTATGTTCATTATGCCGCCATCAGCTTTATTATCTAATACAAGTTTTGGATTAGATAAAAACATTTGAATTACTTCATCTCTATCCTGTGGATCAAGACTTCCATTTTCAATAGCTCTGTCTATTAAGTTTAGTATGCCACGCATGGCAGGAGCTGACACTTGTTCCGGTCTTCCTGTTCTATCACTCATCGTTTATCTCCTATGTTGCTAGGCGGCTCTCGCCGCCATGCAACCAAACCAGTCAGAGGTGTGTGCGTTGGCCG